CAAAGCCAAGCAGGCTGCTACTGATCCAGTGGTGTTGCGTAAGATTGATGAACACATCTTAGACAGCATGGATGAAGAATATGATGTGTTGCCATTCATTGATCCAAATCCACAAACAGGTAGACTGTATCCAGATGGTGAAGAGATCAACAGCAATTTGCCAAATGCTTATCAACCAGCAAGCAACCCAGAAGTTCCTGAGGGACAAAACTGTGCCAACTGTGAATATTACAAGCCTGGTGAATTGTATTGCACCAAGTTTGATGCGCCAGTTCGTGCTGTGTATTGGTGTGCCAAATGGGAAGCAACTGAAGAAGATGAATACAGCGTTATGACTCCTGAGATCATGGCACAGATTCAAGAAATGATTATGTCAGGCATGACCAATGCTGAGATTATCACGGCTATTCCAGGCATCACAGTAGATGACATTGCACTAGCAGCCGCAGAAGCAGCCAGAAACAACAACTAAGGTGAAATCATGCCCATACATAGAGCAACAGGTCCGCGTGGTGGTAAAGGATGGCAATACGGCACCACAGGTAAGGTATATCCAACAAGACAAGGCGCGGTTAGACAAGCACAGGCAATTAAAGCAAGCCAGTCTAGAGCGAAGAAAGCAAAGACAAAGTGAAATTAAAGACCCGAGAAATTAAGGAATATCGTGAAACTCAATTACAGCATCAAGGTCAAAAATGCGCCCTATGCGGTGAGGGTATTGAACTTGACGCTGTCTTGGACCACTGTCATAAAACGGGTCTAATTAGGCAAGTATTACATAGAGGTTGCAACTCATTACTAGGCAAGATAGAAAATTCAATGCCTCGCAGTCGTGTAGACATCCGTAGATTAGAGGGCATAGCCCACAACCTTGTTAATTACTTGACCACACAACACACAGACATTAGGCATCCAACACATTTAACCTTAGAGGAACGCAAAATGAAAAAGAAGAAAAAAGGCGGCGGCCGTGGCCGTGGCCGTTAATTGGGCTGATTATTTTTATAAGATAAGACAGCAATGCCCTTGGAGTTGGGCCGCATGGCAACGAGGGCAAATTTTAATTAGGCGACAAGGACTGCCACAAGATCTAGGTGAATATCAAGCCATAGTCTATGTGTCTAGTCTAAATCGTCGTAGGCTTAAAAAATTGTGTGCTAAATTAAACACAAGCAAAGAATATGAGTGGTTATGGAGTCATCCTAGTTATGGACCATATGCCACTGATGTGCCGTGCTTAATTCAGCAGAATCGCCGTGTTTTAGACGAAATTCGTGCTAAGATTCGCGACTCACATAAATAACTTTATAACTCAAAGAGAGGTGATGCTACAATGACAGACAATTCATTGGTAAACGATATGGGAACTGATCCCGCAGGCGAAACTGCAAATCAGGCACAAGCAAGCAAGACATTTACGCAAGATGAAGTCAACGCAATTCTGGCTAGAACTAAAACTCAACTAGAGAAGAAGTATGCCAGCAAATACGAAGACCTAGGTGATCCTGAAGAACTTAGAACCATTAAAACTGAATGGGAAAAGAAACAACAGGCTGAACAAATCAAGCGAGGAGAGTTTGAACGAACACTTCAAGAACTTGCAAGCAAAAAGGATCAAGAAATCCAAAAGAGAGATAGCGTTATTAAGGAATACAAGATTAATACGCCTTTGCTCAGTGCCGCGGCTCAGTTTCGTGCTGTAAATGCAGAACAAGTAAAAGCGTTGTTAAGTTCTAATGTAAGACTTAATCAAGATGGTGAAGTAGAAGTTGTAGACACCAAAGGTGCAGTTCGTTACAAAGACAACGGAACACCCTTGGCAGTGGACGACCTAGTGCGAGAATTCTTAGATTCGAATCCGCATTTTGTCGCCGCAACTCCAGCAACTACTAATTCCAAGAGCAATGTTGCTGATGTAAAAACCAGCAAAATTGATATCTCGAAGTTGGATATGACAAAACCTGCTGACAGGAAACTGTATGCAGAACACCGCAAATCAAGCGGATTAGCCTAACACATCTTAAGGAGATATTATCATGGCCGGTTCAACAACCACAACATTAAACGACCTGTTACCAGCGATTACCGCTGAAGCAATGTTCGTTGCAAACGAGCGCTCAATCATGCGCGGTCTCGTAAAGAATTATTCTATCCCAGCAAGCAATGGCAAGACCATTACTGTGCCTATCTACCCAACACAAACTGCTGCCGCAGTTACAGAGGGTGACGAAGTTTCTAACACAGAAGTTTCTACAAACGGTGTTACATTGACTGTTTCCACAGTTGCTATCCGCACCATCATCACTGACTTGGTTCGTGCAAGTTCTGCTTCTAATGTAGTTGCAGATATGGGCCGCTTGTTCGGTGAAGCCATTGCTAAGAAAATGGACAAAGACCTATTGGCTCTATTCTCAGGCTTTGCAACAGGTGTTGGTAGTGCAAGCACAGCAATGTCAGCAGCCTTAATTGCTAACGCAGTTGCTCGTCTTCGTGCTAATGCTGTTCCTAGCGACAATTTGGCTTGTGTGGTAAACCCATATGTGGCCTATGACTTGAAGTCAGCATTGACCAACACATTTGCTAACCCAAATGCTGGTATCATCCAGAACGAAGCAATGCAGACTGGTTATGTTGGCACACTATTTGGTGTTCCAGTATTCGAAACCAGCAACATTGATAACACTGGCACTGCTGGTGACTATGTAGGCGCTGTGTTCCACCGCGATGCATTAGGCTTGGCAATGATTGGTGATATCACTATCGAAACTCAGCGTAGTGCTAGACACATTGGTGACGACATTGTTGCATCAGCACACTATGGCGTTGGCGAACTTTATGACTTATACGGTGTTAAAATCACTGCTGACAGTTCATTAGTTGACCCAGCGTAATCTTTCGACAGATTGGCAAAAAGGACTCTTGTGGTCCTTTTTGTTTGACTGTATAATCAACACATAACAATAATAAAAATTTCCTTGTAGTTCTGACGAACTTTGGTCCCCTTTGCTACTAACATTGGGGGCTTTTTCTTGGCTTTTTCCGGGCTGGGACTAAATACTCGTATAGCAATGAGTAGGACTCATTCGCATCTTATTAACGGAAGAAGGACTTCTTGACATGGCATACGCTACCCTTGACGACTTACTACAGGTCGAACCAACAATACAAGACTATGGTGTTCTTGACTGGGACACTGAACTCGAACGAAGCGAAACAGAAGTCAAGCGAGTCCTCAAAGTTCGTTGGTGGCAAGGTTATGCCAAGGCAAGAGGCATCACCACAGACATTGATTTCGACAAATTAGATGATACTCAATGGACTCAAGCCACTGTATATCACGCACTAGCATATCACATTTGTGCTAAACTAACACAGTTTAGTGGTGCGGAACCTGATAAGTTTCAAGTAATGATGGAATATTATCAAGGTCGCTTTGAACATGAAATAGATCTAGTATTGCGTGAAGGTGTAAAATATGACGCTGATGGCGACAGCACCTATGAATACAAGACAGAAGTTCAAGGTCGTGATACACAGAGGCTACGCAGATGAGTCTTAGACAAGAAATCGCTGACTATCTAGTCACAGCAATCAAAGAGATTGAAGAGCCAAGAGTAAGTTTTGTTACACTTGAGCCATTCAATGTTCTTGAAATTGCCATTACACAATTCCCAGCAGTTCTAGTTACCATGCGTGAAGAAATACGCGAATCTGTCACCATGGGTGTGCCAGGTGTAGGTCGTCGTATGGGCACACTGCGTTTTGAAATCCGTGCCTATGTGCGTGGCAATGAATTAGACAGCAAACGCAATCTATTATTAGAAGCATTAGAAGAACAGTTAGAAAAAGATCGTTATTTAGGTCTTTACAATCAAGGTGTGTTAGACAGCCAGATCACTACAATAGAAATTATTGATCGCATGCCACCCTTGGCTGAAATGCTGATAGAATTAGAAGTAAGATACAATTATTTGAGGGCATCAACATGAAAATTGAATTAAAGAAACACTCAATGACACGCTGGTGTCAACCACAAGAATTAGAACAAATGAAAAGTGCAGGCTGGACTCCAGTGAATGCACCAAAAGAACAGGCAGGAGAAGAGGTTATTCGTCTCAAGCCCCCGGTGAAGTCTAAGGCGACCGTAACAGCCGTAGAAGAAGCCAATATCACTATTAAAGGAGACGAATAATGGCCATACTAACAGGTAACAATGGCGTCTTAAAATTAGACGCATCAGTAGGTGGATCAGTAGCCACAATAGCCGCAGTGCGTAATTTCTCAATTGAACTTACTCGCGACACTATCGAAACTACTACAATGGGAGTAGATGTAAGAACATATTTGAATGGCATGAGCACATGGAGTGGTTCAGCAGACATTTATTTTGATTCTGATGCATCAACAGGACATCTTGCTGTTCACACAGTATTGAATCCAACAAGTGGCACTGTAGGACAAAGCACATTGACCTTTGAAGGTTTTCTTGCTGACACAGCAGCCAAGTTCAGCGGTGAAGTAATCATCACTGGCTTCACAGTAAACAGTTCAATGGACGGTATGGTAGAAGCATCTATCAGTTTCCAAGGTTCTGGTGCTTGCACATTCACAGCCTAAGGAGAATAGACAATGGCTACATTAACAGGTAACAACGGTGCGATTTCTATCAACGGAATTGCCGTATTAGCAGTGCGTAATTTCTCAATCGAAATGACACGCGACACCATTGAAACAACAGTAATGGGCAATGATGTCCGCACTTATCTTGCTGGCATGAGCACATTCAGTGGTAGTGCAGATGTTTATTTTGATCCAGACACTGCCACAACTGGCTTTGATGCCGCTGAGTCAACATTTAACCCAACAGCAGGCCTAGTTGGTGCAAGTGGTGTCACTGGTAAGTTTTATGTTGTATTAGATGCCGCAGGCAGCAATGTGGATTCAGCATTTACAGGCACAATCATTGTGACTGGTTATACAGTAAACAGTTCAATGGATGGTATGGTAGAAGCAAGCATTTCCTTCCAAGGCAGTGGTGCTACTACATATTCAACTGGCAACACAGTTTATCCATAATGTTTAAAGTAGAGTTGGTTGATGCTGGCAGTCTTCAAAGAAGATTGTCAGCACGAGTAAGGAGCGAAGTCCAAAGACTAGGACAGTCATTGTTCACGGAGATTAAACAGCGAACTCCTGTGGACACTGGCACAGCCAAAGCGGGTTGGCGAAATCAAAATACTCAAGCAGGTTTTGAAATCACTAACCAAGTTCCTTATATCGGTGTTCTGGATAAGGGACGACATATGACCCGTCGTGGTATGCGAGGCAGTAGACAAGCACCCAAGGGTATGGTAGGACCAAGTTTAGATTCAATCAAAAGGAAAAATTAACAATGTCAAAAGTATTAGATAAAGCAACAGCACACTTCCGTAACAAAATTGGCGGAGAAATGCGTAAGATAGAAGTTCCTGAGTGGGAATGCACTATCTGGGTCAAGAGCAGTAGCACTCTTCGTGAGGAAAGCAAGATTCTTGAACTTAGCCAACAAGGTAAGAGTGTTGAAGCCCTGGTGGAAAGTATTATTGTCAAAGCCCGTAATGAAGATGGCACAAGAATGTTTGGCATGCCAGACAAAATGATTTTCATGAACGAAGTAGATCCCAATGTGATTATTCGTGTAGCCGCTGACATTAACAATGTGCCACTAACCTTGGATGACGCAGAAAAAAACTAAAAGCAGATCCTGATCTGTTGTTCATGTATAGACTGGGCAAAGATTTGGGTCTGCGAATAACTGAAGTAATGGAAATGTCCGAAGCAGAGTTTCTTGGTTGGGTGGCATTTTACAAATATGAAAATGAAGAGACCAAGAAGATGATGAACAAAAGGAGCAGATAAGTGGCTGTCGAAACAACAACAATTAAAGTCGTAGCAGATACCAGACAAGCAGAGCGTGCTCTTGGTGGTCTTAACACAGCCCTTGGCGCACTGGCTACTGGTGCTGCCATTGCTCAGTTTGCACAATTCAGTGATCAAGTCACAAGACTGACCAACAAACTTAGTCTTGTTACACAAGAAGGTCAAAACGCCAGTCAGATGTTTGCTGTGGCGGCCAAGAGCGCCTTGATGTTGGGTGTGCCACTTAAAGATGTGGGTGACTTGTTCTTCCGTGTGGCCAACAACACTAGAGATTTAGGTCTTGCACAAACAGATCAAATCAAAATTACAGAAACACTGATCAAAGGCTTTCAATTAACTGGAGCAAGTGCTGGCGAAGTTGCTGGTGGTGTTGTTCAGTTAGGACAGGCCTTTGCACAAGGTGTATTGCGTGGTGATGAATTAAATTCTGTAATGGAAAGTCTACCATTGGTAGCACAAGCATTGGCAGACAAGTTTGGTGTGCAGACAGGTGCGCTTAAGGCCCTAGGTGAAGCAGGTCGTATTACCAGCAAGGATCTAAAAGATGCTATTCTTGCCAGTGGTGATGCCATTGACACTGCCTTTGGCAACAAACTGCCAACAATCACTGAACAATTCAATAGATTCCAAACCAGCATTGCCTTGGCATTCCAACAAAGCAGTGGTGGTGTTGCTGTCAGTGAAGCATTGGGTCTAGCATTATTAAAAATCACTCTTGCATTGGTCAAGGTCATTAAATTCTTTGAAGAATGGGGTGGCGTAATACAGCAAGTGATAGCAGTTCTAGGAGCATTGGCAGCATTTACCATAGTAGGTCGTGTGTTCAGTGCCATAGGTGCTAGTGTAACAGCCCTTACTGGTGCATTTGGTGCTTTAAGAGCCACCGGTCCTGGTATTATACAGACAGTCAGCATGATTGGCAAAAACTTCACTCAGTATCTCAGTGGAGTTATTCCTTCTGTGACAATATTAGTAGAACGCTTGGCAGTGAGATTTAAATTCCTCAGTGATGGCGTAGGTTTAGTATTGAAAAATCTTGCGGCTTTGTTTGCAGCCACAGGAGCATATCTTGGTCTCAAGGATTTATTTCCTAAAGACAAAAAAGATGCTGTCAAAGATCAAGCAGATGTCTTGGCTGAACTTAACAAGGCCTTGGGCATTGACAATGTGGAAGCCAGTAAAAAGGCAAAAGAGGCCAGTAAAGGTCTCACCATGGAGCAGGTCAAAAACAGCGACATTCTTAGAAAAGCCAACATTGACAGAGGCATAGCATTTAAAGAAATTGTTCGTAATCAACAAGCCAGTCTAGCACTGAGCAGATTAGAAAACAATGAAGCACAAATTCAAAGCGCCATCAATGATATAAATCGTCAGTTGATCAAAGAGATCAAAAACGACAAAGGTCAAATCATTGGCACAACCAAAGGTCTAAGTGCTGAAGAAGAAAAGATGTTACGCACCTTGATCTCGCAAGGTATCCAAAATGGTATACTGCGTGACCTAAGGATAGATGCCAACAGACTGGCACAAGAAGCCAACAGATTAAACATTGTGGACCTAGACCTACGCGAGCAACAGGCCGCAGTGGATGCTCGTAGACTACAGTTTGGTCAGTTGTTTACCAGTGAAATGGAAGCACAGACTCGTGCAATGATTCAACAGCAACAGGCCACTAGAGATATGTTGAGTCTTGAACAGGCTCGTCGTGCATTAAGTGGCACACAGACATTTGGTGAAAATGTTCAGCGTGGTGTTGGTGTTCAACAGCGTATGAATCCACAGGGCGCACTAGACACACAATACAAGATGGACATGGACGCACTAAAAGTTCATCTTGACAACAAACTAATTGCTGAAGAAGAATATCAGCGTCAACTAGAGCGTTTAAAGAAAGAATATACTAATAGATCCAACGAAATCTATATTCAGCAAATTCAAGTTGAGCGTGATCAAAGACAAACACAAATTCAAGCAGAACAACAGCGTCTAGGCAAGACACAGCAACAGGCCAAAGACTATGCTGAATTCAGCATGAAGACTGAACAGCAAAAGACTCAGTTTGCTCTAGAAAGTGCTGGTCAGATGTTCTCAGCATTAGGCGCACAAAATAAGAAAGCATTTGAAGCAGCCAAGGCATTTAACATTGCCAACGCTGTGATGAACACCTACATGGCTGCTACAAAGGCCATGGCAAGTTATCCATTCCCATTCAGTTTAGTGGCAGCAGGAGCCGCAGTGGCCATGGGTCTTGCACAAGTAGCACAGATTCGCAGTCAACAATATTCAGGCAGAGCACTGGGTGGACCAGTTATGGGTGGCACACCTTACATGGTTGGTGAAAGTGGACCAGAATTGTTTGTGCCTAATACCACTGGCAGTATTACACGCAATGGTGACCTAGGTGGCGGAGGTGCTGTGAATGTTACATTCAACATCATGGCCAATGACACAGCAGGATTTGATGATTTGCTGTTAAGTCGCAGAGGATTGATCCGTAGTGTGATCAGCGATGCCATGTTAGAATCAGGAAGAAGAGGATAATAAAATGAGTGGAACATATCCAAGTAGCCCAGAATTTACCAGTGTTGA